TTCTGATATGTTGGATGGTTATTCTGTTGATGATGTGACTGCTTATGGTTTTATGAAGTTTGCCCGTAACGTTCTCAATCAAATTGCTGAAGGTAACTGAAATGATGACTCAAACTGAGCAACAACTGGAAGAGTTTTATGATTATGTTTTCTCCTTCTATGGTGAAGGTGGAATCTATCCTATGGGCGCAACTCTTCCCCTGATTCAGCAAGCAACCGATGATTTGATTCAGATTCTTCAAATTAAGAATGAAGAGTTCTGTGGTGATAGTATTGACCGTGAACTTGTCCGTGACCTTTTGATTTCCAAGTACAATCTTGCGTTTCCCCGCAAATGAAGAACTATCGTATGGTGATTGAGTACTGGGTTCCTGATGAGAATGAGAATCTGTTTGAGGAAAAACTGATTCTCTCACGTTCATCCTGCGGTAAGATTGCCGATGATTACCTGGCACAAGACCGCACAAATCTTATCCGCTCCGTTGAAGTCACTCCTGCTTAATTATGGCACTCTCCAATAACACAATCATCAAACTGTCCGAGGCACTCTCTAAGGATGTTGCCGATTATATTATGGACCAACCTGAGTTTTTTGACTTGATGGTACAATTGATTCCTGATGCAATTCAATCCAAACTTGGTAATGTGGATGATATGGTTGCTGCCGAACTGTCGATGTGTATTTCGGAGCGTCTTATTCTGAAAGGAGTATAATTTCCAAAAACAGCGGATTCTGCCTGCACGGTCCCTGTCATACTGCCTGTTGGGTGAAAATCGCAAAAAATCAGGTTTTGACCCTAGTGTTTGCAAGGGGTCTGGGTGCCTCTCCAAGCACCGACCGCTGCCTATGGTATCCCAGACACTCAAAACCAATTTCCAAACTGGCACAGCGGCACTCCTGTGGTGCTGCTGATGCCCTATAATTACAAGGTAATCAACGGAACACCAGATGCAACTCACTTCTACCACCGGCACGATGGTTGTGGATTATTTCCCCGTGGCAGGTGATACTCAGTTTATCTACAAGGTTCTCAAGTTTCAGGGTGTGGATGTAATGAGCACCAAATGTATCACCAAACGTGACTTTGAGCGTGAGTGTGATGAGCGTATTGGTCTTGGTTATGAAGTGACCGGATTCAATACTCAACCTGCTAATGTCAACCCTATGAATGGTGCCTGCTGATGAAAGTCACTTACATTTTTCTTGCATTTATTGGCATTTTGATGTATAATGCAGCACTTGCCAAACGTGATGTAGAGCTCTTCAAGGCATATGATTCTGTATGTGCCTCACTTCCACAACCCCATCCTGATTGTCGTTATTCCAAATGAATGAAGTTCTTTCTCCTCTCTGGTATAGTTACTATGCCATTCTTCAGCAGGATGCTCCCGAATTGATTGATGAATATATTGAGAATACCGCTGCCAAACTGGAACTGACGGTTGATTACTTTGTTGCGGAGTTTCTGTGAAAAACGATATTAAGATTCTACTTGCTCTGGAACAACTGGAGAATGTGATGAAACTGGTTGAGGGTAATCAGTGGGAAATCTTTATCTCCCGCCATTTGATTCCTGTTCGCTGTGAGTTGAGACGCCAGTTGACTTGTGTGCAACATTCTGCTAAAATTGAAAAGTAATTAAAGACAAGAAATGAAGTATTTGTACATTGTTGATTATTGGGTTCCTTTTCCTTCCTCTGAATATGGTGGAATCATCAATCTGATTGCCGAGTCAGACACAGAAGCATTTCAGATTTTATCACAGGAACAATCCTTTGATGATCGCTATGTTGACCGTATTATGGAAAAAATAATCACGGCACAAAAGTTTGCTCTTGTTGATGAGTATGAGTCCGGCATTCTGGAGACATTTACCACATGACACAACTTTATCGTATTGAAGAAATGTTTACAAATGGTTGGGCGCTGATTGATGAATCGGCATCCGGTCTTACAAGAGAAGAATCCGACCAAAAACTTCAATCATATCTTGCCTTAGGGCATAATCCCCAGTTTCTTCGTGCTGTTCCTGATGTCACTACCGATTGAGTTTCCGCATAAGGCACCCACAAAAGATTATTCTTATGAGTACGAACAGTTCAATACAAGAACCATTCGTATTTGGTTGTGCTGTACTCGTAAGTTTGATTACAATCTTGGTGCCCCCACCAAAACAGTATGGGGTTTCTATTCTCCAAAGAAAAAAGAATACTATGCTCCGGTGAATTCAAAGACAATTGGTAAACAAGTCAGCATAGATAATACAACTCCTTATACTGCTATGCCGCTGAAGAAAACATCGCTGGAAATGTGTTTTGTATGATGACATTCACCGAAGGTCTTTTAGTTAAATACAAAAATCATACCGGAGTCGTAAGGTTCATCTCAAATCAGTACATTACAATCTGCGTTGAAACCTACGACCATAAAGTTAGAGATGTTTGTATGCTAGTGTATCCGGACAAGTGGGATAGTATTGAAATTATTGGAGATTATGAAGAACCAGAAAAATAGTGTATGGAGAATTATCGCAAAATCATTAGGTGAAAAGTCGGGTAAGAATGATAAAGAAGCCGACCAAGTGGCAGTTGTCCGTCTTATAATGTTTTTGTCCATTTTTATTACAAATGCATTTATTGTCTATAATGCCCTTCGTACTCACCATTTTCCAAATTATGAAATACAGCGTTGTGTAAATGGAAGTAACCGAACATAATCTCACAGACTGGAACTTAAGTAAAGAAGAAATCCAAAGTCTCATTCATCTTACAAAACTTGAAATCAAACGATGTGAAGGTGATAGTACCACACAAACTTATTATGGTATAATACTGGGAAAACTTATCATTATGAGAAATGACTGAAAGAGCACAGGAGTTTATGAAAGCGGTATGGGACTGTAGAAACAATCAGGGTGCCGATACCGAAGAGAAACTGGTTTCCGCAATTCTACAGGTTGCTGCCGAAACCGTGAAGTTTTATAATGCCCAGAATGATATGATTGTTCTGGATAAACAAGATTTACTTCAATTAGCACAGGAAATAGTAGAATGAAACTTATTGATTTTTATAGGAAAGAAGACTTTGGACCAGAGTATGTCTTCACTTTACTCAAAGGTAAGAGGCGTTCATTTTTACAATTCAGTTTCTACTGGAACGGATATCCTGACCTTCCTTATCTTCAAATTGGAATTGGAAACAATCGTTTGATTGATATTATCTTCTGGTGTTGGAAGTTTGGATTTGCTTTTGAACTATTTGGTATTACTTGGGGAAGTTGAGACACTTGACAAACTGGCACAAGGGCACTTCACGGGTGCCCTTTTTGGTTGTATAATGACTTTATAAACAAACAAACCGATGCGAAAGGTCACAGTCAAACCTAAATCCAGTAAATCTAAAAATAGATTATTCAACATTATGGAAGGTAATCCTGTTTGTACTGTGGAACAGGAATGTGATGGTGATTGGTTCCTCGTTTCTGAAAATCGTAAGTACAGTTTCTGGGTCAGTATTCGTACTGGCAGTAATCGTTTCGGTGACAAAACTTGTAAAGATTGGGAAATTATTGAATGAACTACCTTTGCCTTGTTGATGGTGTCGTAGAATACGGCAGCACCAGTTTGACTGACTTTGTTCACTATCAACTGGTGTATGCCGAAGAACACCGATATGCTGATGTAGAGTATCTTACTCTTACTGATGAAGAGTATGCTAATCTGTTTCCTGCGGAGGATGAAGAATGAGATTTAGAAACATAGAATTTAGATGGAGCACCTGTAACAAAAAGTATGAACTTATCCGCTGGTATAAGGCAGAAGTAGATGGTTGTGAGGAAAGAGAGTATTGCTATGTCGTTGCTTTCTTTGATAAAGACAAAGAATGCTATAATATGAGAACAGTTGGAGACCGATTTTTTGAGGATAAGGATGCTTGGGTTGTTGGTAAGTATGGTCTGGAGTTTCTAAATGCTATCTTTGAGATTGAGAAAGTTGAAGAGGAACTGAAATGAATAAGGATGCATACTACGACTGGATTGCCGAAAACGACACCTACCCAGAACATTCTCATAAGTGGATAGTGGGACTTTATAACAAATATGAAGGTGTAGAGGGACTTCATAGATACTTTGGAGTTTTTGAAACCAAAGAAGAAGCAAAAGAGTTCGCAGCAGAATACAGAGAAAAATATACAAAACCAGGATTTATTTCAAGAACTAAAATCTTTCCTATGTGTGAGGTAGTAAAATGAGTTTTCGTTGGATGACACCTAAAGACCTTTCTGCTGCCGTAAGAGCACAGAATATTCTAAATTCAAGAATAAAACGAGGAGAAATTGAACAACCAACAAAATATTCTTATGTTGTGTGTGGTTGTGGTGAAGAAGGTTGTGGATTTATTAGTTGTGTAAAAAAAGATGACTAAACTCTACAATCGTCCTATGAACTTCTTTGAGAAAATCCAAGTTGGTTGGTGGTGGATTGGGGAAATCTTTGATGAATGGTGCTATACTATGAGAAGTGAAGACGGAGAGTTCTTTAACTATCTTCAAAGTGATTATGTCCGTTATGAACAGGAAATGTATTATGACCACGAATAAAGAACGAGCAGAAGAACTTCTAAAAGTTATTTGTAAAAGTGAAGCACACAATACTGCTTGGATGCTTCAAGAGGTTCTTCAACATCTTCGTAAGCAACTATCAGGACAAAATCCTGTTGATTTTAAGGATGAACTAAATGTGATGTATGTTCTTGGTTATGATGACTGCTTAAAGGATATTGATGGTATTTGTGATGAGTTGGAGTTGCTATGACGAATAATGAAGAAATCATCAAACTTGCTAACACCTATGGGTTTGATAGACACATAAGTAAAACAACACACGACATTTACTGGGAATGTGATGAAGAAGACCTCTTGAAGTTTGCCCAAAAAATCTATCAAATGGGTTATGATGATGGTTGCTACGAAACATCTTATTCCACTGGATACACTGGACTTTTTGGAGAACCACAATGATGACTAACACAGCATCCCAAATCTGGGAGACATTCAAAGCAGAATTGATTGTAGAACCTACCGATGATATGAAAGAAGCATTAGCATCTTCTATTCGTGTGATTTCTTCTCTCATTCATAGAGATGGAGTGCTATCAAATGAACCTTGGCTTACTCATACTGCTCAAGAACTGAATGAGATTGCTGATGATGTGGAGGCACTCTAATGATTTTAGATGAAGAACTTCTAAAACTTGTAAAAGAATACTTTGAAGAAGATTGGGATGAGAATGATGGTTGGGAGTATTCTGGAAACTTTGATGCCTTTGTGAAGTTTGCCCAAGAAATCTATGATAAGGCTTATGATGATGGTTGCTTCGACAATTATTGAGGACACTTGAAGAACTGGCACAGGGGATGCTCTGGGTGCCTCTGGATGCCCTATAATACTCTTGTACACACAGACACCTGAAATGACTAATCTTCTTCAAAACTATACTCTTGAAGATTTCGTAAAATGTCGTAATCAAAAAGAGTGGGTTTGTGATAATTGTATGAAATGTGGTGATAGAGATTGTTGCTCTGGAAATCACATAATGTTTAGAGTTCCTAAAACTGATGATTGTCTTTGTTCTATTTGTTTGGATGGATTGAAATGAAACCCTTTTTGGGAGAAGAAATGACTTACGAAGTTCAAACTTGGGATGACGCAGATAAAACTGTGTATTATGAAACCGTAAAGGATGCTATTGATTATGAGAGTGCTCGTGATATAATTGTAGAGAAGTATCCAAATCGTAAAGTAATTGCTGTGATTAGAAAATGAATTTACTTGAAACACTTGAATACTTTCTCACAGAAACCGCAGCAGATATGGATGGTTTGTCTTGGGAAATCCGTGAGGAAACTAACTATGAGGACAACAACATAGAATATTTGACTGAATGTTATGACTTCAATAAAGAACTTTATGATAATCTCAAACAAATCAAACTGATGATTGAAGAGAAAGACCCAGTAAAACAAATCCTCAACGACCCTAATGATGAACTGATTGAAAAGTTTGTGGAAAAGAAAAAAGAAGTTAATGATAAACTGATTGAGAATGTGCTAAAATGGTCTGATAAAGTTTTAGATGGTATTGATTTGAATGAAAAACTACCCGATGAAGAAAATGACTGAACCAACAGACACAGAAATCCTTGAATTTCTACTCAATCAATTTCATCCACACAATCTCCAAATGAATGGTGAAAGTGATTGGGTGTTTATGAATGGTGGGTCTCGTATGAACCATCTAAAAGGAAAAACCGTAAGAAATGCTGTAATTGCTGCTATGAGGGCACTATGACTGAATTTTATCCAAAGAAACAAACACCAGAGCAAGTGGATGAAGGTCTGCGTAATGCTTTTAGACAAGCAATCAAAGATGGTGTGATGGATGCTACTCCTTACTTGAAACAAATGAATTCCAATAAAGAAATTGAACTTCTAAAACAAGAAATCAAAATGCTCCAATCCAAACTCTCATTTTTGGAAGAACTGGAAAAAACAAAATCACCAGTAGAAGAAGCATACAAAGATTGGTGGGGACAATATCCTGAATTAGAAACTGATTCCGAGTATGATGATAAAAGGTGGCAGGGTTTCCGAGCAGGTTATCATTTTGCTTATGAGGAGAAGGTAAAAGAAGATAATTATAATGATAAATCTCAACCAAAAATGGAGTTTAGTTTTGGTGGTAAGTTTGAGATTGTCTCTTATAATGATGAAGAATATCTTCGTCTTCAATTTAATGATGAAAGTCATACTTGGTTTAAGAGAAAGCATACTGTTGATGGTGTTGTAATGACTGCTATTACTGATGGTGAAACTCATCGTCTTCTTGAAGGTGTTTGGTTTAATGATGTGAAGAAGGGGAAGTATGACTGAAAAAATAGGATACAAACTCAATCTAAACAAACTCAAAGGAGCACCTCAAAGTATTCTTCCTTATTTTGTTGGTGCCTTTTATTACACAGAAGATTTTGAGTATTTTGATGTAATCAAACCTTATCTTGATATTCCAGAGAAACCTAAAACTCTGGAAGAAATCTCACAAGAGTTTGATGCGAAGATTGATAAACAGATTGAGGATGTAAAATATAAGTTTGAACAACTCAAATATCGTCAAGAGTATCAGTTTAGTAAAAAGATTACCAAGATTATTGAGGATATTGAATATGCTCGTGAGAATGGAAGTTTTCCAGCAAAATTAGATTACTCTAAACTTACTGCGACTGGTAGTAATATTACTTCCAGTTTTGTAATTAAAGAAGGTGGTAAAGAAGTAGGATATTATACATTTGGTTCGGGATATTTTAGATATTATAAAAGAGATAAACCGAATTCTGTAGTCCGTTTTTGTATGAATAAACTTTTAGATTTTAGGTGGGTGGATGAGAAATGACTTACCCATCATATTGTTGTCCTAAATGCGGAGATATGATAGGATGGACTGGAAGGTTCTTTCAGTTTCTTCGTATTCCGTTGCATAGGTGTAAGGACACTTGAAGAACTGGCACAGCAGGGCACCCAGAGATCCCTGTGATGCCTTATAATACTCTCGTACACACAGAAACCTCTTATGGAAATCAGCACTCAAATCCGCATTCAACAACACGAAGGTTATTGGTATACTGTTGAAGACACTCATCTTGATGTGGGTTGTCCTGGTTGCACCATTTCTATTTGGGGGGATGGTGAGCGAGACCATCACATTTGTATGGATAAAGAAGAAGCACTTGCAATCGCTGACGCAATCTACAAACTCCTCAAGAACTGATGGACTACGAAACTTACATAGACATTCACCAGTATTCCCCTGATGATAGATTTTATTACAAACTCAAAGTCACAGATGTAATGAATATGGATTACTACTATGAGGGTAGTGCTCTAACTCTTGATAATGTTATGGAATGTATCCAACTTCACCTCAAACAACACCAGAACTGAAATGATTGACCTTTCGCAACTGACCGAAGAACAACTCAACGAACTTGAACTTCAAATC